GAAGCCCTTCGAGTACGAAATATCGTACAGTATAACTGTTACGCAGCACCAGAAAGGAGGATAGTGCATGAGCAACACTATATCGTTTTACCAAACTGACCAACCTGTGTCAGCATATGGCGAACGCTATCAGGCAGGATGCTGGAAAGCAAACTATGAGCCTGTAAGTCCACCGGATCCACTCTTAATAAAGAGAAGAATCACGGGGAACTCTGGATCTGGACCATACTTCATCGGTAAGGCTGATCCTTATCTTGAAGTCAACAAGCCAGCCTTCTGCGTCAAAAATGGCGTGAGGTACTTGTTGGAGGGGGAAGTGTCTAGCGGCACGACCTACTCGTCGCGGTGTCAAGGTAGCTTGTACGACTACGTTATTTACTCCATCGCAAATTATGGAGGAATAAAACTTGGCATTGGATCTATTGACCACTGGCACTGGTTCTTTACCAGTGACGGACGAGTCAGGGGTATACACACTAGGTGTTTTATCCAAGGAATCTCATCATCCGGCATTATGTGGGATGAATGGCGACAAAATTACCCATACCCGTTGGTTAGTACCTTAACTGACCTAATGCCCTGTTACTCTTTAGGGCATTGGGGTCCAGGTGACACTAGTGTCTCTGACACTAGGTGGACATTTGGGCTCCCTCGGAATCAACTCATGGACTGTAGAAGGGAGTACATGAGCTTTCGGACCCCTACGAACATAACCGACCCTTCGGTATATGCTCAGTATCAACTGGATGAAAGCGGCGTGAATAATGCACGTTTCGAATTCTACCAGATCTTAGATGGACCAGTATGGTCCTCTTTGTATAGGGATCTTGTGGGTAACGCGTACCTTGATGCTTTAGGTTCATTACCTGAAGTGTCTGCTAACACCATCGCTAACGTTAAGGACCTCATTGACCCACTTCATTCTGTGAAGGAGGTTCTTACAGGGAAAATAGACCCAATCGTTAAGATGGCTAAGAGTGTTAGCGACCCCCGCAATGACTGGCTGACATGGCGGTACGTGTATAACACTACCAAAATGGACATAGCTGATTATCGGGATGTTACGCATCGGCTACAGTCACTGGTAGCTATGTGTGATCGTGGGGTAACACATTTTAAGCAGGATGGGTACCATTCTATAGGCAACTATTCTGCGCATTTCGTAGGTGAATTTGATATTACAGATTTCCTACCGGAATGCTGGGCTTCTGATGGATCAGGAGGCACCACTAAAATGTCAATGGCTGATTTTCGTAGGATCTTAGATCTCTATGGAGTTCGGCTAAATGCCGTGAATACATGGGATATGATTCCCTTTTCATTCATGGTGGATTGGTTTCTAAATATAGGAACCACTCTTGAGCGCTGGGACCTTTTAAAGAAAGGTTATAATTTGAACATGAAAGATTACTGGTTTTCAGTAACTTACCATGGGAAAAATGCTTACGCTTACTCCCGGTGGCATGCTCCACTACCGGACGTCACTCCTTCTTATCAAAGAAGGGAAACATCAGATCGTACCATTGTCTATCGAATGGCAGATACGGTCAGTATTTTTACCTAAGGAGGTAATATTATGTGGAATTACACACAAACACTCAAGAACTTACTTATCCAGTTCCCGAAGCTTGATTTTTCTCGCTTCAAAAGAGATAAGAAAAAGGAAGATGATAACAGAGAAACTGCTTACATCAACCTGGACTCACCTGCAGGATGTTCTGAGGTGATTAAATTTCGTCAGACTTCCATTAGTGATTGGAAGACGGATAAAACCCTACGTACCTCTTATGCACCGAGCAGTAAGAGGGGATATTCATTTAAGATATCCGATTACACTACTTGGCGTGAGACCACTGCAGACGGAGACGTGTATGATAATCCTATTCAGGTATCTATCTCGTGTGCCGCAACAGAGGGAACTGCCGTAGAAGGTGGCATAATGACGGGCGCTGATTGGATTCCCCATATCAACCGCGCATACGCTCTTGCTCTTGGTCTTCTGTATGATCTTTCAGATGACCAGATGACTCTTCTTGAGCAGCAGGATCAGTTAGATATGATAATGCACGGAGCTACCGACCTCGTTAATGCTATCAAAGAACAGGCTTAACATAGCCAAACAAACGCACGCGCACAGCGCAGAAAGGACTACATATGAACACATATGAGTTGATCAAAAGATCAGAAGTAAAACGCATGTTGGCGAAGGATGCGGAGTCCTATACTTCAAAACCTGCTGACTGGATCAAAAACAACACAGAGCCCACTTACGTGGGTTGTAACGCATGGTTAAACTTAATTAACCAGACATCAGCCGTTACTTGTCAACAGGTGAAGGCAGAGATGATTAGTGATGGACTTACCTCTGCAATAAAGAGGGCCGATACCATTGCTGATAAACTCTTGCATGAGCAAGAGTTCGAGTATGACCCTATATGGGTACATCTCTTGCAAATTCTTCTCGATAGAGCTTTACCAGAGATGCAGAGGTGTCTCTTTGTGTTAAGGTTCCTGAAGAGAGTCTGCTTGAAAGATTCGGATAAGTTAGCCGCGGAAGCACTCAATAGTTTCTATGCCCTAAATAAGTATTTAGGTGAGCACACATGGTCTAACACACCTTTCGCTCAAACCTCTATGGGTTATGAACTGAGACGCTACTTTGAAGAACGTTGGTCGTGGATAGAAGATTATCCTTATGATGACGAGGAATACCTCGCACGTGCAGGATGGTTTTCGAATGGTGCGGCCAATGACATTGACCTTACAGTGTCGGAAGATGGGAGAATTATAACGACACACCTTTCTAAAAGTGGTACTGTTAAAGCTCTCTATTCCAAGGTTGAGTACCTTTGCAGACACATCGCCTATCTCGACAGTGATCGTATGTTTCCCACCGGTCACACTGATGTTAGTAACACTTCGCTAGAAGACATTATCCCTACTCAGAGAGATGATGGATTGACGGGTGATCTTATTCAAGCTGTGGAGAAATCCTTAAGCAAGAAGAGAATCATTGGTATTGCTAATGTCAAAATCAACTTCTTCGCGAATGCGGGAAGGAAACTCCTTGAATTGCATACTGATCTACATTATGCAGATCGTATAACGTACAAGGAACAACGCATTAATGCTCTTGCGGCCCAGGTGGCATCGATTGATCATCGTTACGCAACCATAGATCACAGCAATGCTTCAGACAGTCATGGGTATAGTATAATAGCTACGCTCATGCCTATCAATTATGTTAAACATTGCGAGTGCTTACGTAGTAAGTATCTCATCGACCGCGAGACGGGTGTAATCAGAAGAAATAATATCTGGTTTACGTCGGGACACCCGTACACTTATTTGCATGAATCTTACAACTTCCTCTACCTTGCAGACTTTGCCACCGAAAAGGTGGACGCTTTGTTGGGGGAGGATGAGGAGCCGTGTCTGAAACCATTTACTTGTGGTGATGACTTGTTCCTAGACTCGCGCGTTGTCGAGTTCTATGTGGATTTAGCAAGCCG